AAGAAGGTAATGTGGCCGAGAATGCAACACGAATGGCCGATGTAATTCAAATGGCTGCAAACAAATCACGTTTAGATATGGTTGGGTTTGGCAATGCAATCCAATATGCAGGTGCTCCAGCGGCTGCATTAGGGATCTCGGTAGAAGAGCTATCTACATCATTAGCTATCATGAGTAATAACAATATTGAGGCATCAACGAGTGGCCGTGCATTACGAATGATGTTAAGTAGATTAATAGACCCTCCAAAAGAAGCTGCAGAGGCATTGCAAAAGTTAGGAATTGCTACTACAGATTCACAAGGCAAATTTATTGGTCTTGGTAAAGTGTATGATCAATTGCGAACTAAAATGCAAGGGCTAACTGAAGCTGAAAAATTTAAATTAGCAGGTGACATTGCGGGCACAGAATCCACATCTGCATTACTTGCCGTATTGAATACTACAAAAGAAGCATACGATGATATGCGTAGTTCAATGGATTCTGCAACAGGCTCATCTAAAGCACAAGCAGATATAATGAAGAAAACATTGCTTGGGTCATTCAAGGATTTAGAAAGTAAAGTAGAGGCGTTAGCTATTAGCTTTGCTGATGTATTGCAACCTAGGGTACAGAAGGTGGCTGACACAATCGGTAATCTAGCTAAATACTTTACTAATTTAAGTCCAGCCATTAAAAATACTGCAATTGATGTAGGCCTTAGTATTGTAGGCTTTACTGCTTTTGCAAAAATATTAGGGCCTATTACAAGTGGTATAGGTTCCTTGATGCGGACATATGCAAATATTGGGAAAGTATTAAGAGGGCAAAGCATTAATAATAAGCTGTTAGAAGTATCAGTAAAAGGGATTGCAAGAGCCTTTAGTAGTATTGGTAGCGTAGCTATGAGGGTATTACCAATTATAGGTAGATTAATACCATTGGTGTTTACTGGTCCTGTAGGGATTGCGATAGGCGTAATTGCTTTATTAGGTCTAGCAATTTATAAAAACTTTGATAAGGTAAAACCAGTATTAGAAGGTATAGGACAATCCTTTATAGGCTTTGTGGGTATCATAAAAGGTGCAGTTAGCCGAATTGTTACAGCTTTACAGCCAATAGTATCGAAAGTAGCTGATGCTTTTGGAAAACTAATTAGTCAAGTGGCTACATCATTTGGTAGGATTTACCAACTAATGTCACCTTTTCTTAATATTATTTTTACTGTTGTAAGTAAGGTAGCTAAAGTATTGATTGGTGGACCGCTTGCAGTAGCATTAGGGGCATTAGTAGTAGGGTTTAATGTAGCTATTGCAGGAATTACAGGGATACTTACATTTGCATTAACTGTAGTTGAAGGTGTTGTAAATGGAATTACAACTGTATTAAGTGGTATTACAGACTTTCTTATAGGCGTATTTACAGGGGATTGGAGTATGGCATGGAATGGTATCGTTCAAATCTTTGAGGGGATTGTAATGCCAATCCAAAGTATATTTGATGGAGTTATTGCAGGTATTAAAGCATCAATTAATAGTTTGATTTCGGCGGTCAACGGCATTTCAGTAGACATTCCAGACTGGGTACCGGGTGTTGGTGGTTCACACTTTGGACCATTAAATATCCCTTTGCTATATTCTGGTACTGATAACTGGAAAGGTGGGCCTGCCATGATTCATGATCGTGGGGCTGAAATAGTAAATCTACCAAGTGGCGCACAAGTAATACCTCATGCACAATCATTAAATTCTGCATATAATCAAGGGAAACGTAGTTCATCTGGTAATAGCATTAATGTAAATATAGCTAATCTTAATGTTCGTAATGATGGAAAATCTGTAGAAGAATTAACATTCGAAATTGCAGAACAAATTCATTACCAATTACAAAAACGTTCTATTAATAGAATGGAGGGAGCAGTATAATGTCATTTTTTGATGCAATTATGAGCTTCTTTGGAGGTAAAGGCATACCACAGGGATGTAAATTTACATTATCCTGTGCAGGGCAAAATATTATACTGCCAGTAACACCAGCTTCATTTAAGGTGGGGCGAACATATAACAATAGTACTTTAAATATTAATGCTATTGGTGAAATTAATATGTTAGGGAAAAGAGGCCTTCAGACATTATCATTTGAAGGCTTTTTTCCTGCACAAAAATATGAGTGGTCAGAAACAAATGAAACTAATCCTTATAATCTAGTAAGAAAAATTGATGGATTTGCTACAAGTGGTAAGCCATGTAAGATTTCAATTTCAAATACATCGATTTCTATGTACTGTACAATTGAGTCATTTAATCATGATGAGCATGATGGTACAAGTGATGTGTATTATGAGATGACACTCAAGGAATATAGATACATAAAACCAACATCAGAGATAAAAAATGATACTACAGGCTTACATAGTAGAATCGCAGAAGCTCCAGAAGAGCAAGCAATAACAGCATATCCACAAGAACATTTTATGGATACAGCTAATAAGGCAGTATCAAAAATAATGCCAATAGCTGAACAAGGCAAAAAGGCATTAAACATGTATAAGATGATGGTTAAAGCTGGTAAAAGTCCAATTGGTGCAGTTTTACAAGTATCTAAGAGGTCATTAAAAATGAATGGTAAGGAGTGGCCACTATGATTACACTAATAGAACATATTAATGAAAAGGATGAAAGAGTAGATATTACACATCTTATTTCTAAGTTCACATGGAGCGGTGATAGAGAAGAAGCTGCTAGAAAATTAGAGTTTTCATATGCCTATAATCCTAAAGATATATCATTTCCAAATTATTTAATTGATTTAGGTGATCGTATTGAAGTGACAGTAGATAATGCAAAGATATTTACTGGGCGTGTATTCTTCAGAAAAAGGAATACTAATGATAACACCTATGATATTACTTGCTACGATGGAATGATATACCTTGCAAAGTCGAAAGTAAGTTTAGTTTTTAATGCCACAAATGTAGTTGATGCTTTCAAGCGTGTATGCGCAGAAGTTGAAGTACCTGTTGGAAATTTGCCAGAAATACCTACAGTAGTAAATTTTGTAGCAGATAAAAAAACATGTACAGAAGTTTTTCAAATGTTGTTTGAAAAAACAAAGGCAGATATTCAAAAAGATTACACAGCTATATTACTAGCGGACGGAATCAATTTAGTAGAAAAAGGAACAGTCATTGAGGAGTATATAGCTAGGGATACATACGATGTGATAAGCTCATCACATTCTGAATCAATTGAGGAAATGGTAAACAGAGTAAAAACTGTTGATGCTGTAGGTAATGTGATTCGGATAGATAATGAAGATGAATTAATTAAAAAGTATGGTATATTCCAAGATATTTACAAAAATCAGCCAGAACCAAAGGAAAAGAAAGCTACTAAAAAGAAAAAGCCTAGCACTATAAGTACACCTAAGAAACCAAAGTTCCCTGTTGATAATGCGGCAAAAGCCAAAGCAAAAATCAAAGGAATTAAAATGGAATCAAGTATTTCTGCAATAGGTAATATGCAGTGCATATCTGGGTATTCTGTAGTAATTGAAGAAGAACAACTAAAAGGAGTATTCTTCATTAAATCTGATACTCATACATTTGAGAATAATACACATACAATGGAGTTGAATTTAGAGTACATTAGAGAACCAGAGGAAGGAGAGGGTGAAAGTGCCGAAGAAAAATAATGATCCTTACGCAGGAATATTAGGCATCATGAGCAATGTGGGCGGAAACGCAGGCAAGCAAGCAATGCCGGGAATTGGTACGATAGTATCACCACCTCCTAATCTAGTTGTATCGTTCAATGGAATGGAATTAAATAGTAACTTTTTGTGGATTGATGAATATTGGTTACAAGGGCATTATAGAGAATCTAAAGGTCATATCATTTCAGAAACACAACCAAGAGCAGGTGGTGGGGGATATGCTGAGTTTTCTAGCCATACTCATGAAATTCATAATGATTACACAAAGACCAGAATCATGACTGATACATGGCATATAGGCGATAAAGTAATGTTAATTCCGATAGTAGGTGATGATGAAAGTACAGCAGAACAGTACTTTGTATATGGAAAATGTAGGAGGTTAGACGGCAATGAGTAATCCATTTATGAAAGGGAATACACCAAGTAGCATTGACGTAAATAAAAATCTGCCACTATGCAAAGAGCTAGCTTGGGACTTTCAACGAGATACCTATCAATATGATAGAAATGGTAATCATAAATATGTGACAGGAAATGATGCAATAAAAGTATGGGTATGGAAAACATTAAGAGTAGAGCGCTACCGTTATAGAGCATATTATGATGATTATGGTATTGAGTTTGAACAATTTGTTGGGAAAAAGCCTAATGATACGCCTAGCCAATATGATTTATTTGAATATGTAAAGGATGCGTTATTAGTTAATCCATACATTATAAATGTAGATGCTGTAAATGTAATTCAAGAACATAAAATAATTACACTACAAATAGAGTTACAAACAATTTATGGACCAAATACGATAGGAGTTGAAGTATAATGCTAGAACCACAAAGTAAGCAAGATGTGCTAGGACGGCTACTAGCAGATTTCAAAAAAATAGATAAAGAGGGATTGAGTACACATGAAGGTACATTTGTATTTGATACATTAAGCTCAAATGCAGTAGAGTTTGAAAAATCATATGCAGAAATGCAGTTAATACTTGATGCGGCATTTCCGCAAACTGCATGGGGAGAATATTTGACACGTCATGCGGAAGCTCATGGGGTATTTAGAAAGGAAGCAACACAAGCTAATGTAATATTAACCATAACAGGTACCGCTAATACGATCATACCTAAAGGAAGTTTATTCAGTACAGATAATGATGAAACATTTAGAACTTCTAAGGAGGTTAATCTAGGCGATACTGGGAGTGCTAAAGTATTGGCATTATCTGAACAACTTGGGAAATCTTTGAATGTAGGGGCAAATACAATCACAGAAATAGTTGGGGGGATATATGGTGTTAGTACAGTTACAAATGAAGCGGCTGCTTATGATGGATATGATGAAGAGACTGATGCAGAACTTTTAGATAGGCTCCTATTAAAAGTTAGAAAGCCTGC